GGGATTGATAAGCTGGTCCACGCCGTGGTCGAAGACTGCGGTTGCGAAGAGCGACAGAAGAAGCTCAACCAACTCTTCCCAGGTCGCCACGTAGCCATGAGCGAAGCCGACGTCCCGAAGTACGAGGAAATCATTCCCTCGATTGAGAGGGGTCGCCTGAGCCGCTTTGAATCTAAAAGGATGTACGACATCTACAATCGAACCTTCAACGCGAACGCGAAGCCGTGCAACTGCACAGGGCAGAACAAGCGTATCGTGAGTAAACTCAAACAAGCCTATGAGCTCCGTTGCAAAATTTAAGACCTACACCTATCCCGACGCGGTATCCAATAACGCCAAGCGCGGGATCGAGTTGAACGAAAAGGGAGGCAATAAGTGCGCCACCCAAACCGGTAAAGTCCGAGCGCAACAGCTGGCCCAAAAAAAGGCAGTGAGCTTTGAGACCGTGAAACGGATGTACTCATATCTTTCTCGTGCCGAGGAGTATTATGACGAGTCAGATTCGTCAGCTTGCGGAACTATTTCGTATCTTTTATGGGGCGGCAAAGCCGGACTACGATGGGCGACGAGCGTAATGAGAGAAGAAGGGAAGCTCTGAATTTGCATAATTGCAATACGAAGGCGTTATTTGATGCATGACACACGGTTCACTCTTTTCAGGTATTGGGGGCTTCGACCTAGCCGCTCAGTGGATGGGATGGGAGAACGCATTTCACGTAGAGCGCGACCCGTTTTGCCGCCAAGTATTGAACCATCACTTCCCCGAATCTCAATCCTTTGACGATGTCAAGACCTTCGACGCAACTCCGTTTCGCGGACGTGTATCCATCATTTCGGGAGGGTTCCCGTGCCAACCCTTTAGCGCAGCAGGAAAACGGGCCGGGACATCCGACGATAGATATCTCTGGCCGGAAATGTTTAGAATCATTAGAGAGGTTCGCCCCACCTACGTCGTGGCGGAGAACGTTCGTGGTCTCCTTAGTTGGAATGAAGGGCTGGTTCTCGACACGGTGTGCGCTGACTTGGAAAGTGAAGGCTACGAAGTCTGCCCGGTCGTACTTCCAGCTGCAAGCGTCAACGCGCCGCACCGCAGAGACAGAGTTTGGATCGTGGCTTCCAACACCAACCGCGAGATGTTGGAACACAGGGACAGAGAAAGAACGCCCGGCAGACCAACCAACTCGTCGAAGCGAACTGAACCACTTGATGGCCCAAGAAGCTGGAAAGGCTTCCCAACTTTCGCCCCTGTTTGTGGAGGAGATGATGGGCTTCCCAAAAGGCTGGACAATATCACCTTTCCAAAGTGGCGCAGAGAAAGCATAAAGGCATATGGTAACGCAATCGTCCCGCAAGTCGCCCTCCAAATCTTCCGAGCAATTGAGCGAAGCCACACGCATCATTGAAGCCAATGGGGTGAAGTACCTCATCACCGAGACCCATGGCAAGACAAGGTCCGGGAAGAAGATCCGCTCTTGTAAGTGGGAAACGTACACCGAAGAACTGAAGCTATTTTGAAAATCCTTACCGCCGCCCAACTCGATGGATACCAAAGGAGAAAGGATAAGACCGTCTCCCTTCGGTTTATCACGCAGGAAAAAACGAGCGGAGAGATAGCCGACATCGATAGACTCGTGGACACCTTCGGCATCGTCTACTTCCGAGGACAGGAGAAGATCAACCAAGATGAGGTTGACGAGCTGGACGCGGTGGAACTCGACTTATACGACGAACCCAAGAGCCAAAGCCAACGATTGAGGAATGTCCTGTACAAAGTATGGGCGCAAGAAGAGCGGGGAGAGTTCAAGGAGTTCTATAAGCACGAGACAGAGCGCATCATTCAACACTACAAAAACAAGCTGGATTTATGAATTCATACGACTACGCAAGCAGGGCCGTTTTTTTTGGGTATGTGGGCATCTTGGTATGCCTGCTCATCATGGCAGCCAATGTCTAAAACATACAAGGCCATCTTCACCTGCGAGAGGTACGACGAGAGAGTGGTGTGGTATGTATCCAGCAGGAGGCAAGCCTCAGTCGAATTCACCCACCACAGGAACGGAAACGGACGCAGACGATACGATGATGTCGAATACAAGGAAGAGGTTCACTTGGTTTTCGAAAGCAACTCCGACAGCGCCTACGACGTCACCCCTTTTGGATATGGGGCGTAAACTTTGACAGCAATGGACGTACAAAAAAAAGCAATGGTCCAAGCCCTGGAGAAATCTTTGGGCATCGTCACCAAGGCGTGCAAGGTGGTGGGCATCTCCCGGCAGACCCATTACAACTGGATGGAGGCAGATGCGGACTACAAGACCGCCGTGGAGGAACTGAGCGACGTGGCCCTCGATTTCGCCGAGAGCAAACTTCACAAGCTCATCGACGAGGGCAACCCCGCCGCCACCATTTTCTACCTCAAGACCAAGGGCAAGAACCGGGGGTATGTCGAGCGTCAGGAGATAGCCGTGGCAGAGAAGAAGCCGCTCTCCTGGTTCACCGATGACAACGCCAACGTGAGTTGACCCAGCCCGCTACATACTACCACGTCAAAGGGTGCGCCTCCCGGATACAAATCCACCAAGGGGGGACGCGATCCGGCAAGACGTACTCCATCCTTCAGAGTATTGTGGAGCTCTGCTACCAAAACGAGAACGCCGGGGCCGTCATCACCATCGCCCGGAAGACATTCCCCGCGCTAAGGGCTACGGCCATGAGGGACTTCTTCGAGATACTTGAAAGAGAGGACGCCTACAACCCCGACCTCCACAACAAGAGCGAAGCCAATTACATCCTATTCGGCAACCTCGTCGAGTTCATCAGCGTAGACCAGCCGCAGAAGGTCAGGGGCCGCAAGAGGCAGGTCTTGTTCATCAACGAGGCGAACGAGTTGAACCTGGAGGACTGGAGGCAACTCCTACTCCGGACCACGAATAAGGTCATCATAGACTTCAACCCCTCCGACGAGTACCATTGGATCTACGAGGACGTCATCCCCCGCGACGACGCCTCCTTCTTCCGCACCACGTACAAGGACAACCCCTACCTCGACAAGGCCACCATCGCAGAGATTGAACGCCTCAAGGACGCAGACCCAAACTACTGGAGGATCTACGGCCTCGGTGAGCGCGGAGTGAATCAAGCGGCTGTGTTTACGTGGGAGATTGGAGAGGTGTCAGGGAAGCGGATTGGGACGGGCTTAGACTTCGGATTCACCAACGACCCCACCGCCGTCATTGACGTGTATCAAGACGGCCACACGCTCATCCTACATGAGCGCCTCTATTCGACCGGACTCACGAACCCGGACATCGGGGAGGAGCTGGATAAGATGGACCTGCAAACCATCGTTGCAGACTCTGCCGAGCCGAAGAGTATCGAGGAGCTGCACAGGCTAGGCCACAACGTGAAGCCAGCAAGGAAGGGGCCGGACTCCATTAGGCAAGGGATAGACATTATGAGACGCCACAAGCTCCTTGTGACGGCAGAGAGTACGCACCTACAGAAAGAGCTCCGGGCGTACCGATGGGAGCAGGACAAGAACGGGCGCAACCTGAACCGACCTGTGGACAGAGACAACCACGGGATCGACGCGGTGCGGTACGTGTGTTTGAACTTGCTCACCACAAACCGCAGCGGCAAATATTTCCTATCGTGAAGAAGACCATCCGAATACCCGAAACGCTTTACGATATCACCATCGCCCAATACATGGCGGTGCGTGATGTCCCCGAGTCCAACGAACTGGAGCAAGTGGTGCAGACCATCTGCATCTTGTGCGGCCTAGAGCGGGCCGAAGTTATGGCCATGGAACAGGCAGACATCCAGCACATCGGCGGTGTGATAGGTGGCATCCTCGACAAGTACGACGACGACCACCCACTGGAGCGCACCATCGAACTTGATCAGGCCTACGGCTTCCACCCCAACCTCTCACGCATTACGGTGGCCGAATTCGCAGACATCGAAACCCTGTGCGCGGATTCCCTCGACTCCAACCTTCCGCAGGTTATGGGCATCCTATACCGGCCCATCGTAGAGCAGCACGGGGACTTTTACCGGATTGCAGAGTACGACGGCGAAGACCGCTCGGAGTTCTTCCGGGAAATGAAGATGGGGCACGCACTGGGCGCGGCCGCTTTTTTTTTGCGTACCGCCGGAACATTAGCAATCGCTTTGGCCAGCTATTCCAAGGAGGTGAGGGATCCAAGCTATCCGAGAAATACGGATGGTTCGCCACGTTTGTACACCTCGCAGGGGAGGATATTACTAAACTCCCGCAAGTGGAAAAGACACATTTGGAAACCGCGCTGGCTTGGCTCGCTTATGAGCAAGACCGCGCCCTCCTCGAAAGACAAAAAATAAACACATGAGAACCATCAATCAAATCATCGACGAGCTCGGGACCATCGCCCTCTCTCACCACTTCATCCGCACCTTCAAGGAAGGCGAACTCTCAGAGGTGGACATTCAGAAGCTGGCCGGCGACAAGTATCCCATCTGTCACGCGGACATCAGCGGAGCAAGTATCGAGCGGGGGACCATGACCTACTCTCTCGACGTGATTGTGATGGATATGATTCTACCCGGACAGACGGACGCACAGGAACAATACTCCGACACGCTGCGCACGCTGAACGACATCGTGAGCCAATACGCCCAGGTCTTGAGCGCACAGAGCGACGTCGATCGCGACGTTACTATCGAGCTTCCGATGGACTGCGAACCCTTCACCGCACGCTTCGACAATCTGCTCACGGGTTGGGTGGGTACGGTGCGGCTTGTGACGTCGAACGAGCTGGACCTTTGTGCGGCTGCCTTCGCATGAAGACACACATAACCATCGACGGGCAACGCGTCCCCATGACCGAGTCCATGAAGGAGCTCGGCAAGATTGGCAAGGAGGTAAGACGCCGCGCCCGCATCAGCCTAAAGGCACGGGGCAAGGTGGTCACCGGCAACCTGTACAACTCCATCCGCTACGAGCAGAGCGTGAGCCGCAACGAGAAGTCCCTGAACCTGCGATTCTCCTTCCAAGGGGCAGACTATGCGAAGTTTGTAGACGAGGGCGTAAGGGGCGCTATAAGTAGCACCAAGGCCCCGCGCTCTCCGTTTCGGTTTGGTTCCGGCTCCGGTCCCTCTGGTGGCCTACGTCCGGCGATCGATAAGTGGGTGGTGAAGAAGGGCATCGCGCCCCGTGGGGCTGGAGGTCGCTTCGCCTCTCGGAAGGGTATGGTGTACGCGATCTCGCGCTCGATATATCAAACCGGCATCAAGCCCTCCTATTTCTTCACGAACGCCTACGACCGCACTTTGAAGAAGCACAATGCGAAACTTGAGAAGGCCGTCGGCGACGATATAGCGAACGCAATTACAACCCTCCTAAACGATGGCGGCACAGTTTGAATTCTACCCCAACACCACCGACTTCCAATCGACGGCCGATCCGCTTATCGTGCAAGTCCGGGAAGCCGTGGCCGGGACATACTACAAGTATCGGTTTATCTTAACCCTCAAGCTAGGGACCGACACCATCGCCACGCTAAAGACGCACCCCTTGAGCTCGACGAATATGAGCGCGGTATTTGACGTGGGCCGCATCTGCGACGACTATATCGGGCCGAACGTAGTCAACGCCAACAGCACAAGCGACAACGTACTGACCTTGGGGCGGACTGGATTTGATCCGGCCGACATCATTGGGGCCAGCTACCAACAGCAACCCGCCCGAGAGTTCACGATGGAGCTCACGCACGAAGCCGCCACCACTCCAACAGGCGAACCCGTACAGGACACCAACACCGTCACCACCACCTTCTTGGCCTTCCGAGACGAGTTCATAAACGAGGGGCAAGCCTACGCACGTGGGGATGGTAGCTTTCAACTCTCCACGCCTACAGACAACTTCATGAGCTCCGCGCCGAACCTCGGCGTCGACGCTGGCTTCGGAGCCACATGGGGCAAAGTCCGAGAGCACCGCATCGGAACCGCTCAAGCCTACGTCCTCGCCTTCGGTGCTGAGGGTATGCAGGCGAGTTACTTTATCGTAAGGGGATACGAGGCAGACGGGACAGTTATAGCCACCGCTACCCTCGACATAGCCGCTGTGGGTGGGGTTCTCTCTCCATCGTCTGACGCGCAGCGGGTGCAATACCTCGGATGTGGCCCGGCCAATTTAGAGGAGCACGCAAGCCAAGCGGGGAACACCAACCTAACCACGCTCATCACCGACTCGGACCTGGCCTATTACGAAATCTATGCGGCCTCCAGTCAGTCCGTGAGCATCACATTCCAAGAGTCTGTAGTTCACCGCTTCACCATCGATGAGGGATGCACCAAGTACGACCGCAAACAACTGCTGTTCTTGAATCGTCACGGGGGATGGGATTGCTTCAACTTCGACCAGCGTAGCTCGGAGCGCCTCACAACCATAGAGCGAAGCACATACAACAGGCCGCGCGGAAATTGGGACAGCGTGACCGGATCGACGGATTGGAACTACACCGGATTTGAGAGGGGCGTAACGACCACCAACGTACAAGCCGAGAAAGAAGTTCGAGTCTCTACCGACTACGTCGATGAGGGGTACAACCAGCATTTGCGGGACATTGCGGTTTCTCGGGCTGTGTTTACCATCGAGGGAACCGACCTTATCCCGGTCACCGTCACCGATTCCGAGTACCTCTTCAAGACGGGAGTGAATGAGCAACTCATTTCCTACTCCTTCACCCTGCGCCTAAGCAACAGACCCCGCCTCAAGTGATTCGCCTACAAGCCCTCCACCAAGACGGAAGCGGGCAAGCCACGCTCGACCTCGAAGGATCTCCGTCCATCTCCCTGAATTTAGCTGTGGCTAAACCCGGGGAGACGATGCAACGCCACGCGCCGTACTCGCAGACTTTCCGCCTGCCGTTCACCGATAGGAACAACCAATTCTTTGCGCACTTCTACGAGGTCAACCTTTCCGACGGCGACTTCGACCCGACGCAAAAAACCGAAGTCCTAATCTTCGAGGACGGGATCCAAGTCATACGTGGGGCTATGCAGCTCCGCGCGGTGCGACTGATGGCGGAGGTGTACGAGGTGAATGTGTTGGGCGACGTGGCCGACCTATTCGCCGAGATGGGCAGTAAGCTACTCGAGGCGGCCTTCCTTGATGGCGATACATACACCACGGACTACAACTACAACAACACCACCGCCAACGTCTTGAGCTCTCAGACGTTGACCAACGACATCACCACGGGGTTGGTCGGGGCTGGCACTATCG